CGATATAGCGCAGTAATTTTCCTCGCCGCTTACGCAGCGAGTGGGCAATACTCTTTACCCATAGCGGTTACTTCAAGTTCATCAAAGACTCGATTAAGAGTCGCACTCGTAACATGGTCTGATAAGGCAACGCTGTTGAGCGTTACTACCACACCATTTGACAAATAAATTGCCATTGGTCATACCTCATTTTCTTTAGTTAGTGTTTCTTTTGGTTTTGTCTCTTTAATTTCAATAGGCAATTCTTGGCCTATTTTAATTAAAAATGCTTTGTCCTCGTCTGTTAGGCTCATGCTTAACTCCAGCTCGTTAGTATTTGGATGTCAAAAGATGCGGTTAAAAGTGTGCCGCTTTGTACCTCTAGTAAAGATGGCGCACTCATAGCTGCAATATTCATTACGATAGTAGAGGCCGCTAGTTTGTTAAATACGGCTAAAGCTACGGTTTCGATACCTGCTAAATTCCCGGCATTATCGAGCATAGGGACATTGAAAATAATCTTAAACGATGCCATAGGTGAGATACCTACGTTTGTATTATTTGTAGGTGTTATGTACGGATCGTTAGGTGCAACGATCACAGAGTTAGCCGTAATGGTTGGAGGTGGAAAGCTGTATGTATTCCATACGTTCGGATTAGCTAGAGCGGCAGCTAATGAGGCTCGTAGCGTAGTAATAGGCGCCGGCATTTATCCGCACATACTTCCGGGATTTTGATAACCGGCTAAAAGCCCTCTGATCTTGCCGATCATGCTATTTCCAAGGCGATATGGCGACGGACTAAATCCGTCAATAGATACGCCGCCTGTTTGTGAGACTTGGCGCGCTTGAAAAATATCGGTAGCCAAGATCATCGCGGCCTCGCGTACAGCCGGAGTAGTCGCATAAGAGTTAGTTTTAGTGTCTGCTCCTACAGCTGAACCGTAGGGGAGTACTCGAGTGAAATTAGCATCTGCCGCTACTTTAGTAAATTGAATAAAGCTGTACCCATTAGGCAGATTAAAAGAGTATGAGTTATAGCCAAGATAAGGAATAGTCAAAGTGCTACCTGAGCTCAAAGGCTTAGTACCTGTAATAGTAAAAGTGCCGTTAAAGGTTGAGCCGCATCCACTCAAGGTTACAGACTGGCCCACGTTAAAGATTGCCGGATTAGCGATCATAACTGTAGCTACGTTGCTTTGTAGAGCTGTACCTACTACAGGTGCAGAGTCAAACCATAAAAACTGATTAAGTAAATCTTGCGCGGCTTGGCAGCACGTTTCAACAATATCCGAACTGTACAAATTCTCAATTCCCAAATTTGCACGTAATTCAGCTTCGGTAACGTAACTCGCTGGCACTTGTTTACTCCTTTACTTAATAGGGCCGGTAGCCCTCAAAGGGCTAAGAGGGCTACCGACTATTAGGGTTATTGCTTAGGTCAAATTAAAGCGTCTAATACCTTCGGACATATTGACCATCGTTCCCATCATGCCGTAGACGGCGATCTGTACCTGTAAATTAGCAACGACGTTAACAGACATGAAAGCCTGAGGGCTCTCAAATACTGTAAAGGCCTCAGGTGCAATAATGAAAGCACTCTCATCGATTGTTGTAGATACAACATTTCTATCAATGTAGAGGTCCAACCCAAGTACTGATCCCTTAGCACTTGTAGTAGCCGCGTTTCCACCGTTATTCATCGGATTGCCAGCTGAATAAATTGGACGCCCGGTACTATCGGTTGCGCCGAGAAGTAGTGACCATTGGCTAGATCCTGCTAAGTAATTCTTAGCGAAGTAGCTTGTGCCTGTGTAAGCAAGTGGAGCTTCTGTAGAAATGTAACTAATAATACCTGCGCTAGTTGCTGCTACCCCTGTAGCTTGTGTGCCGCCGGCTGTAAGAGCAGCTACTACAGCTGCATCTGTAACCTTAAGGTAATTGTTTACAAGCTCGTTAGTTACAGCTTCCATAAAGCCCGGGTCTGAATATTGTGTAAGCTCAATCGATAGGGTCTGCATGCCTGAGTACTTCTGCATTGTTGTAGTTAGGTACGCTGAGACAGCATCGGTATTAGAAACAGCGCCGCCTTCGGCTTCGACTGTTGTAGTTGGATACGTCGTAAATTTTGGCCGATTAATAGTTAATCCACTTGTAGGCGCAGCTTGACGATCGACACACTCAAACGCCGGGCGACCGAAGTTACCCTGTGTAGATACAACATCGCGTAAGTACTGTGTAGGGTTAAAACCTAATCCTGCGCTAGAGAAATCGTCGGCAGCGGTTACGAATAGCTTGGACTCCTCATCGCCTAGAGCGGCCTGTACTTTACGAGATGTATAAGCGCCCATACTTGTAATGTCATGGCGTACTCGCTGTGAGTCTAAAACGGATGGACGGATAATCTTACGAGCGGCTTCGACTGTTGCAGCCTCGACCGGTGTATCTACCGGAGTTTCCTCCGATGTATTTTCTGGGGCTGTAGTCACAGCTTCCTCGCTTTCGGTTTCTGTTTCTGTTTCGGTCTCTACGATCGTCGTAGAAATCGTTGTTACTTTTTCCTTTGTGCTTGTAGCTGCCTCGAGTGCTGCTCGAGCCGCTGCAATATCAGTAACCGCGGCATTTTGGAAAGCCGCGGATTCGACGAGGCTTACCTCTTTGAGGACAGCCGCCGTTACTAACAGGTATCCATCCATCGGCTTAGAGGCCGTTACATCGACCCCTACGGATAAGCCGGTTACTAGATTTTCCTGCGCCAACGTAAGAGCGTCCTGTCCCCGGGAGCTCATACTCAAACGGAAAGATCCATAAACGCCTTCGGTGGAGTCGCTCGAGCTAATCATGCGGCCCACGGGTTTATCCTGTTGATGCTGCGATAGTAATTTTATTTTTGTTGCATCGGGAATAGCGATCGAGCCTCGCTCAAATACAACAGGGCCGGCGGATGTGTTGCCGACTTCGTTATACGGTGCGATAAGTCCAGATACGATCCGGCGCTCTGTATCGGCTGCCTGTATTTCCTGACTAAACGTTAGTAGCACTTGTATCTCCTAGCGGTGTTAGTTGCTCCATTTGTCGGGCTTGATTTACATCGATTAAATCTAGGTTTAACATTTTTTCGATTATGTCTAAACGCTCTCTTGCGTCTGCACGTAAGAAAGAGTCATCTACAGCAAACCGAACTTGATTAGCTGAATTAGTTATATCGTTCATAGATAAACGATCCTCGATTGCACATATGTACGGCTGTAATGAATAAGCCATAAATTCTTTACGGCCGTCTAAAATATTTTGATACGTCATGCTGTTATTCATATCGGCCGAGATGTAATAGGCCGGTACGTTCATAGCGCGCGCGATCTCTGTAGCTAAGTATTGTGATGCTTCGTTATACATCATATCTTTAGGACTAAAGCCAATATTTTCTACGCTTAAAGTGCTAGTTAAATAAGCCGTACTACGTGAAGCACGACTAGCGCGCCAAGCAGCTAGTAATCCTTGTACTTGAGACTCCGGTAGATCCGCGCCATTATTTTTTAATACAGTTGTAGCCATTGGTGTAGCTGCACTAACAGCGGCAGCTTTTTGTATATCAAAAGCAGCTCTAATAGTTGTACCAGCTGTATCTAATACTCCAGGAGTTAGACCTTGAAAAGTTACAAGAGATCCAATACCGCCCATAGGTACTTTTTCACCATTAACAAAATAATCTTGTATCTGTTGGCCGTATTTATCGGTTGTGTATGTCACGCGGTTATTAGCGATCCACTCAAATCCGCTAGGTCGTCCATCATCTGCATACAAAGATGTAACGCGCCAATATGCAACGCCGTAAAATATTAAACTATCAACAGTTGCAGCAATAGTAACGCTACGCGGTTGGCGTATATCAGGTTGCTCTAACCAGATAGGAGAGCCTAATTTTTCGCCTGTTGATTTTTTGTAAAGTGCTAAATCAATTCCTGAAATAACTCCGGCGATTAAATTACGGCAGCGAGTAACGCTTGCAACCTGTAAAGCAAAATTACGATCAATACCGCTAGGGTTATAACCAAAATTTTGACCAGTATTATAAGATCCATAACCGTAGTTAGTACTCATTACGGCAGGTGCGTACTGGGCCTCGATAGTAGGCTTTTCAGCTGACTTAATGCCTAAAGTTTGGAGTATTCCCATAGAGGCGATTTTCTCTAAATGTCAAGCATAAAATCCGATTACTCTCGGCGTGTCTCTATACGTAAACTTGAGCCTGACCCATAGGCTGACTAAGGATATGGACGATAAACGATAAATTTATAGCTATGTCTACAGGCCCGGCCGATTTACGACGGACTATGCGCCAAGATGAATCCGACTCTTTAGCTGCACAATTCGACATGTGCGTTACCAGTTCATCTTGTCCCGAGTGGACGAGTCTACGATTGGCCAAACTTTCATAAAGATCGCCGGATGCCTGATAACCCTTTTGCCCTGATATATCTGTTACTTGTATGCCGTTGGACTCAAGGCGTTTAGCAATAGAGGCGGTCGTGTACTTGTCGTAGGCGACCTGTCTCGGATAGTAAATTTTTGCCCACTTGGCTATTGCGTTAGCTACAAAGAGCTCGTCTATAGATACGTCGCTGTGAAAGATCTCTAATACCGCGACCCCAATACGACCATCCTCGAGTACTTGGCCCATACATAACGAGCCATCGCGACGACTCGGGGATACGTCAAAGGCAAAAATAGTAAGAGGCCCCACCGACAAATTTAGATCCTTATCAGCTGCATCCTCAACAGCCATGTGCGGCCATGGGCTTTGAGTACTTGAAATCCATTGACAAAGCATCTCGGTCTTTGTTGTC